TTGATCAGGGGAAAATTGAGGAAGCAAAGGCAGCAAAGGAAGAACTCAAAAAGCTGCAGGATGAATTTGATATCCTGAAAGACCTTGATGATACTGAAACGAAAGATTTCGAAGATCATGTAAATAGAGGTAAGAAATTAGATAAGACAAAAGATTCAGTAAAAGAATTTGCCAATGCTGCCAGAAGATGTTTCAGAAACTCTATGAACGAAGGTACTGCGGCAGATGGCGGCTATACGGTTCCAGAAGATATCCAGACAAAAATCAATGAACGCAGGGCAGCGAAGTTTTCATTGGTTGATCTAGTTGATGTGGAAATGGTAACTACAAATAAAGGATCAAGAACTTTTAAAAAGAGAGCTCAGCAGAATGGATTTACAAAAGTGGGAGAAGGAGCAAAGATTCCAGCCGGAAATACTCCACAGTTTGAACGCATGGGATACGAAATTGAAAAATATTCAGGATATTATCCGGTTACTAATGAGTTGCTGGAAGATTCTGATGCAAATATTGCAGATGCTCTTATTATCTGGATTGGCGATGAATCACGTGTTACTAGAAATAGGATTATTCGAGAGGTGATCAAAGAAAAAGAAGAAACAGCAATCGCATCGCTGGATGATGTAAAGAAAATTCTGAATGTAACTCTTGGACAGGCATTTAAACCGACATCCAAGGTCGTTACGAATGATGATGGACTTCAGTGGCTGGATACATTGAAAAATGACAAAGGTGAATATCTCCTGCAGCCGTCTCCTTCGAATCCTATGGATCCGGTACTTTGCGCCGGCGCAACCAGAGTTCCTGTAAAAGTAATCCCGAATGAAGATATGCCATCTGATACATCAACTAAAGGAACCAGAAAGATTCCAATGATCATTGGCGACCTGAAAGAGGGAATTAAATTCTGGGATCGAATGAAAACGACATTAACTACTTCAAATACAGCAGTAGCAGGCACTTTAAATGCATTTGAAGAAGATCTGACACTCTTCCGTGCAATTGAAAGAGAAGACTGCAAGACTAAAGATGATGCTGCATTTGTAAATGGTGTTCTGACCATTACAGAAGCAACTGAATGATGGAAATGGAGCATGCCGGAAAATATGCCGGCATGCTTAGAAAAAGGTGATTAAATGCTGGAGATAGTAAAAAGCCGATGCGGAATACCAGAAGATATAGATATCTATGATACAGATATCCGAATATACATAAATGACTGTCTGGCAGATATGAAAGCTTCAGGAGTACCGGAGAAATTACTGGATATGAATGGCATAGATCCACAGGTGGCAACAGCTGTGACACTATATGTAAAAGCATATCTGGGAGATGACCGATCGGACACGGAAACGTATCTAAAACTCTACAGGCGAAAGGTATTCCGGTTGACTATGGAGGACGAATAATGTGGAACAGAAGCATTTCGTTACCGATAAAACGTACTGTGGATGAAGATTCAGAAGGTTTTGAGAACGAAGAATGGGAATATATGACTGGCATTAGAGCTAGTTTTAAGGATGCAACCAGACAGGATAAAATTTTAGCTCAGCAGGTTGGATATAATGCCAGTATGGTTGTGGAAATCGCAGCTTGTGCATATAATAATGCCCCATTTCTAATCGATGAATCGACCGGTGAGACATATGACATCAAACAGACGTTTCGACTGGAAAAATCCCGTATGATATTACTTACGGTGGAGAAGAGAAAAAATGGCAGATTTTAATATGTGTGGAATTGATGACCTCATGTCGGATCTGAACACACTGGATACTGACCGGATTGCACCAATTATGTTGGAAGAAGCCGTTCCCATTCTGGAAGAGAATGTAAAAAGAAGGACTGCAGCACATAAGGCTACAGGAGCTCTTGCTGAATCAATGAAAGCTTCAAAAGCGAAGCAGACGAAAGAAGGATACAGTATTTCTGTTCGGCCAACAGGAAAAGACGATAAAGGTGTCAGCAATATGGAAAAAGCCTGTTATCTGGAATATGGAACATCAAAACAAACGGCAACACCTGTGATCAGTCCGGCAGTAAGAGAAAGTGAGGAAGCTGTGGTTGAGAAAATGCAGGAAGCATTTGAAAGAGAGATGAAGAAACTTGGAGACTTCTGAAAAAATTGTCGCGGCAATAAAACCATTTGGAGTTCCATGTGTACCAGATCTGTATACAGGTGGAGCTAAACGTTTTGTGACATACAATTTTGCTGATGATTATGGAACTGATTTTGCTGATGACCAACCGGAAACAGTAGTAAACAGTATGCAGATACATTTTTTTATGCCAGCAAATGAATCTTATATAAGCTGGAAGAAAAAAATCCGCAAAGCTTTGTTTGATGCTGGCTTCACATTTCCGGAAGTTATCATACAGACAGAAGATGAGAATACTATCAGACATATGATTTTTGAATGTAGCATTGAAGAATAAAGGAGAGATGAATTATGGCATATATTGGATTAAGAAAACCGATCATAGCACAGAGAACAGGAGATGGAAAGTACAGCACACCATTTGTATTAGGTAAAGCGATTTCCTTAAATGTAACGCCTAACTACGCTGAAGGAAGTTTAAATGCAGATGATGGTCAGGCTGAATATGACAAGGAATTTAACTATGCAGATGTTACCCTTGGAACGAGTACGCTTCCTATTGAAGCACATGAAAAAATGTTTGGACATACAGTGAGTACTGAAGGCAAAGAAGTAACAATGAATGCAAATGATGAAAGCAGCTATGTGGGTACAGGATGGGTAACCGTTGAAAAGATTGATGGGGTACGTTTCTTTACAGCGAATGTTCTTGTAAAGGTAAAATACAGCGAACCATCTGAGGAATATTCTACAAAAGGAGATTCTATTGAGTATAAGACTCCATCTATTTCGGGCCGTGCATTAAAGGAAGACGATGGCACATGGAAAAAGGTCAAGCAGTTTGATACAGAAAAAGAAGCTCTCGACTATATTTATAAATTCTTTGGTGTAACTAGTTCTCAGGAAAGTGCCTGAAAAGAGAATACAGAGGGCTGGTAAGAATGCCAGCCCTGGAAAGGAACGAATATGCTTGGAATAAATATAAACCATATTGAATTATCGGGAGTAAAACTTCCGATCAGATGTGACATGCTAGTCCTTGAAAAGATTCAGGAAGACTATGGAGATATCTCAGAATTTGAAAATAAGCTGATTGGCTTTGAACCGATCTACAATGAAGACGGAAGTGCAAAAGTAAATGAAAATGGCAAGAGTGTTGGAAAATCGACACTGCCAGATATTAAGACCGTGCACTATGGACTGTGGGAATTTGTAAAAGAGGGAATTGAATGCAGCGAACAGGAAATAAAGTACTCTGAAAAAGATCTGATCCGGATGGTGGATATCAGTATTGGAGAACTGAGTGATCTGTTACACGAAGAGTTTATGAGATGCTTTAAAAGAAAAAACCAGAACCCCACGCAGAAGGAGACGAAGGAGAAAACACCATAAATTTTGCGTGGGTTATTCTCATTGGTCATGAAATAGGCTATACAGAAAATGAAATATCAAAAATGTATTTTGGAAAATGGTGTGATATGTTTGCTGAATATCGTAATTTCTATAATTTCAAGACCAAAAGGTGTCTTTTTGAAGAGAAAAAGGAAGTTTCACTTATGGACTTGTAAGACTACAAGGAGTATAATATAAGCAACAAGAAAAGTTTCGTATAATAAAAAGGGTGACTCTTTATGAATGGAAAGCAAAAAGCAATACGATGGATGAAATATCATGCGGGAAGTACGATTGTACTTGCTTTATTTGTATTTGTTGCATGCCTTGGAGGTTTTGATATGCAACCGGCATTGCTTATATTATCATTTGCAATAGCAGCAGTCCTGCTATTTTCTATAGAATATCTTTTTTGGAAAGCTGTGATATGGATCATGGGAGCGAGGTTTGTTGCAAATCTATTAAATGATCCGTGGATTATAAAAAAATAAGATCTGCTTACTGTGTGATGGTAAGCAGATTTTTTATTGCTAAAATAGGAGACTGAGCATGGCAAAGCAGAGAAAAATAGGTGCAATTATTGCGCTGGATGGAGAGAGAGAATTTAAGACAGCGGTAACATCGTGCAATAAATCACTGGCAACAATGAAATCAGAAATGAAACTGGTCAGTGCTCAGACGACAGGAAGTGCGAATACACTTGAAGCGTTAAGAAAAAAACATGATGTTTTACAGCGTACTTTAGATGAACAGGCAAAAAAAGAAGAAGCTGTAAGAAAAGGTTTGGAACATGCACAGGAAGATTATAACCGGGTAGGCTCTGAACTGGAACAGTATAAAACCAAACTGTCAAAAGCCCAGGAAACATTAAAGAAAATGGAAGAATCACAGGATACAACGAAGGAGGCTATGGCCGAACAGCAGAAGGTTGTATCAGAGTTATCTACCACTGTGGAGAAGGGCGAAGTTAGTTATCAGAAAGCAGAAAGCCGTGTACAGGACTGGAAGAAGAGTCTGAATAATGCTGAAGCACAGACAATCACTGCAACAAGAGCATTGAATGAGAACAGTGCGTATATGCAGGAAGCTGAAAAGTCTGCTGATGGGTGCGCAACATCAATCGACGCATTCGGAAAACAAGTCAATGTGGCAGCAGAAGCAACCGATAATCTGAATACTTCAGTCAATAAGATTTTTGTCACGGAAAAGATTGGCGAGATTGCAGACAATATTTCCGGAAAGATGCGTGATCTGGCTTCCAGTGCATATGATGCGACGAAGGAATTGGATGAAGGCTATGACACCATTGTCACCAAGACCGGTGCAACAGGAAAAGCATTAGATAGTCTTCAGGAAAGTGCAAATAATGTTTTCGGGGACATGCCTGCAGATATGCAGGATGTCGGAACAGCAATCGGAGAAGTAAATACACGTTTTGGACAAACCGGAAAAGTTCTGGAGGACACATCAAAACAGTTCATGAAATTTGCTGAAATCAATGGTACGGATCTTAATGAATCTATCGATGTATCTGACAGAATTATGGAACAGTTTGGAATCACTACAGAACAGACCAGCGGATTTCTTGGATTATTGACACAGAGAGGACAGGAAACCGGAAAAAGCGTGACTGAGCTGATGTCACAGCTGGATTCTAATGCGGCATTGTTTAAAGAGTTAGACCTTAGCGTGGAAGAATCAGCCAATTTACTTGCAATATTTGAGACAAATGGTGTTGATGCTGGAGTTGCATTAAAAGGACTGAAAACAGCTACAAATAATTATGCAAAAGAAGGGCTGAGTGCAAGGCAGGGACTTGAAAAGACAATTGACAGGATTAAAAAAGCGAAGACTAGCACAGAAGCTCTTGCATTGGCACAGGATACTTTTGGAAGCAAAGGCGCTCAGGTCATGGCTGATGGAATCAGAGAGGGCAGGATCAGCCTGGATGATTTGTCGGATTCTATGGATAACTACAAAAATGTAGTAGAGGATACATTTGAAACTACATTGGATCCATGGGATAAAGCAACTATAGCGGCAAATAATCTGAAGACTGCAGGTTCAGAATTAGTAGGAGAGTTTTTTGAAGTGTTAGCACCAGCGATTGATTCTGCTACTGATACAGTAAAAAAGATTTCGAAGGAGTTTCGGGAACTACCAGAACCAGTAAAAGAAGTTACAGCAGTTGTTGGCGCAGTAGGAGCTGCGGCAGGAATCGCCGGACCACAGATCCTAAAGGTATATAGTGCGGTAAAAACACTAAAGACTGCATCAGAAGCAGGAAAAGCAATAGAGACATTAACGACTGCTCAAACAGCAATGACTGTAGCAACGGAAGGTGCAACTGTTGCCCAGAGCGGCTTCAATCTTGCAATACTGGCAAATCCGGCCACGCTCGTTGTAGGGGGAATTGTTGCCCTTACAACTGCACTGGTTGTTTTCTCAAAAAATACTGAGACAGCAAAAGATTCCACACATGAATTGGCAGATGCGGCAGATGATGTCAATGAGAGTGCTGGTAAAGCAGCGAAAGCTCTGAATAAGGCTACCGATGGCATCAAAGACGCAGTATCAGGAAATGCCGCCAGTGAAGCTACAGCATATAAGTTAGTTGATGAATTGGATGCGCTGACAAGCGAAACAAAATTAACAACTGCTGAGCAAAACAGAATGAAAACAGTAGTTGGAGAATTGAATACGATGTTTCCTGATATGGGACTTGAGATTGATTCTGTAACCGGGAAACTCAATATGGGTTCTGAAGAAATGAAGAACTATATAAAAAATTCTCTTGAAATGGCTAAGATCGAGGCTGTTCAAAAAGCTGTCAAAGAGACAACGGAAAAACTTGTTGATGCTGAAATTGAACAGACCAAATCCGAGCAACAGCTTCAGAAAACAACGGATGCACTGACTGAAATTCAGAAAAAAAGAGAAGAAGCTGAGCAGGCAGTAATCGACAAACAAAAGGAACGGGAAGAGGCTCAAAGAAAACTGAATGATGCTGAGTATGCAGGCACTGAAACAGCTGAGGAACTAATGGCGAAGATCTACGATACATCAGAAGCTCAGATTGAGTATAACGGTGTCTTGATGACTGTATCAGATGCCTGTATGAAAATGGCAGAAGATGAGCAGATTCTCACTGAGAAAAAGGGAGAGCAGGAAGAAGCACAGAAAAAACTAAATGATTCTGTTAATGATGCACAGGAAGAAATCAATACATACACAGAGTATATTGAGAGTAACACTGTGGCTGCAGAAAATAACACTGATGCGACCAATGTCAATACAGATGCAGTTAATACCAATACGGAGGCTGTGGAACAGCAACAGGCGGTAGCCAGTTTGAGTATAGAAACTGCAGGACAACAGCTTGAGGCATTCAACAGTCTTTCGCAGGCACAACAGACACTGGCTACGGATGTAACGAATGCAGTTCTGACAATGCAGGAAAGCGTGCAGAATAGCCTTGACTCTCAGATGAATATGTTTGAAGAGTTTAATGCCGGTACAGAAATATCCAAAGACACTTTATTATCAAATATGCAGAGCCAGATTGATGGTGTAAGGAATTGGGAACAGAATCTGACTGAACTTGCTGAAAAAGGTGTCGACGAGGGATTACTGCAGAAGCTGGCCGACATGGGACCTGAAGGCTCAACATATGTGCAGGCATTCAATTCTATGACCACGGACGAGTTGGCGAAGGCAAATGATTTATGGAAACAAAGCGTAGATATTAAATCAATGAGCGAGCAGTGGGGGCAGGACCTGACACAGGCTGTAGGAGAATTGGCAGCAGGAGGAGAAAATGCATGGCAGGAACTCGGACAGTCTATGAACATGCAAGCCAACGAGAGTGGTAAATATACCGTGCAAGGTTTGGCTGAGGGAATGCAGGAGGCTCAGAAACAGGCGACAGAAGAGGGCAAAGATCTTGGAATCAAGACGATTGACAGTATAAATAAAGCATCTGGAGTAGCTTCACCATCTAAAAAGACGAGGCAGTCAGGCAGATATATTGTATCCGGGTTGACACTTGGAATAAAAGATTCTAAAAGCACGGCAGTTAATATGGCGGTGGAACTTGGAAATGATACTGTTAAAGCGATTTATAATGCATTACAGCGGGGAAACCCACGCGTAAAGACGATTGCAGCGGCGGTTGGAACAAATGCAACAAGATCCATGACAAAGTCAGTTGATACCAATGCAATATACAATACGGGGTTAAATATGACATATGGTCTGGCAAATGGAATCACAGCAGGAAGGTCCAGCGTAATAAATGCAGTAGCGAATATGTGTGCATCGGCTGTTAATGAGGCAAGAAGCCGGCTGGATATACACAGTCCATCAAAGGTATTTGAAAAGATTGGGTTCTATACTGCAGAGGGTTTTGGAATAGGATACGAAAATAAAATGGAGGATATCAATGGAACCATTCGTGAAAGCATGAGCTATCCAGATAATCTCCAAAGACAGACACAAACCAGGAATACTGCAGTTCCGGAAAAAACTATGGATGCTTTAATGGAATATCTGCCATATCTGCAGATAATTGCAGAAAAGAAATATATGGCTTATGTTGATCAGAATCAGGCAGTGGATGCACTCGGAGAGAAAATATCCAATAATACTGCTTTGAGAACAAGGAGGATGAGATGAAAGTCAATGGTATCGATATAAGCATATTTTCAGCAAAACAGTTGAGATATGAAATAGAACATAGAGAAGCTGAGCCACAAAGTGAGTGGCCAGCAGCACTTGAAACACCTGTTATGGAAAAGAGCACAAAAGGATTTAAGACAATAACCGTGGCTGTTGCAGTATATGGCAAAGGAAAGGAAGATGTTATACATAATCGAAGTGATCTACTGGCAATCATGTATGAAAAGCTGGAACTGGAACTTGACGGATATTCGAATCGTTTTGAATGCGTACTGGATAAAATAACAGTGAAAGAGGCTATTAAACGTAAATGCCACGAGGTGACGCTGAATTTTATAGGCTATGAATTTGGTGAAGAGATATCAATAAATATGACAAATACAATAAAGTCTATAACCGTAAAAGGAAATGACGAGGCGCCTTGCGTTGTAGAAATCACACCATCAGTAGATTTAGCATCTGTGGATGTGGATGGAATAGCTTATAATCACATATCCGGAGATAAAGAGACAATTACGATCAGGAACCTCAAAGCCGGAAAAACGGTTATCATTAACGGAGAAGATTGTACGGTCTTACAGGAAGGGGCTAACAAATTTGCCGATACGGATATGTGGGAGTTCCCGGTTCTGAAGCCGGGAGCAAATACTATAAGCTGTTCAAGTGATAAATGTACGGTTACACTGAAATATAAACCAAGATATGTATAGGAGAAAAATAGAATGAAGTTGAAAAATAAAACAATTAAAGAGATTCAGAAGATACTTACTGTTGTTGGAAATAAAGAGATCGATGACTGGCAGCTGGCTTTTAAAATCGCAAACAATAATTATAAATTAATGCGGGCAGCAGAACCGATCATTAAAGTAGAGAACGATATTCTGAGAAAATACGGAGAAAAGGATGAAAATGGTGAACTTATTGCCAGCAGGGATGGAACAGTGAAGATTGTTGACACCAAAAAATATGGGCAGGATATAAAGACACTCATGGAGACAGAAAACGATGTTGAGGTAGAATATTTCAGCAAGAGCGAAGTTTCTAAGATGCACATCACACCGAATCAGATTGTATTATTGATGCCGATCATTGAATAACAAATGATTCAGAAGGGATTTTGTATTGTATGCTGAGAATATTGGATAAAAACAAAGTCCCGGTAAAGGGACTGAAAAAATATACGGATTTGTGTATAGAGAGTGCTCTGGAACTGGATGACAGAACACTCTCTTTTTCTGCACCCTACAGAAATATAAGAAATGCAATCGAAAATGAAGGATATATCGAAACCAAAGATGACCGCTATGTTGTGAAAGAGATTGAAAAGACTTCAGGAGGTACAGCCAAGATCCGGGCACAGTTGGATCTGGAATCATTGGAGGGAAAAGCTTTTCGCGAATTCCGGTCAGAAGAGCAGACCATCAGAAATGCCCTGCAGCTTGCGTTTGCAGGCACGGGCTGGACGATTGGAATATGCGAAGTAAGTAAGAAAAGAACATTATCAATGTCTAATGCTTCTGCACTGGATGTATTAAAGCAGGCTCTTAAAACATACAGATGCGAGATTACGATCAATTCAAAGGACCAGATAATTCATATATACACTTCGGTCGGTGAAGATAAAGGATGCTATTTTTCCAATCAGCTGAATCTGACAAAGCTTACTGTACAGTCAACCTCGTATGATTTCTATACAGAGATAGAGCCATATGGTAAAGACGGATTGACTATTGAATCGGTGAATGATGGTAAGACATATCTGGAAAATCATCAGTACAGTTCAAAAGTCAAAAGATGTATCTGGAAAGACGAAAGATACACAGTTCCGGAATCACTGAAAGAGGATGCAGAGGCAAAGCTTAAAGACATGAGCAAGCCTTATGTATCATATTCAGCGAATGTCATAGACTTAGCAAAGCATTCTGAAAAATACAGCATTCTCGAATATGACATAGGCGACACGGTGACGCTGCTTGATGATCTCACCGATACCAGGGAAGAACAGCGTATTGTAGGCATGAAGATCTATCCGGATGCACCGGAAAAGAATAGCTGTACGCTGGCGAATAAAGTACTGACATTTGATGAGCTTGCTCAGAAATATGAAGATACTGCGAATACTGTTGACAACATCACAAATGATAATGGCCAGATTGATGGTGATACGATTGATGGGATCTATAGTAGGCAGGTCATTGACCTGGAAGATGGAATTATTAATTCTGTATACATACAAGAACTCAATACGAAATATGTACAGGTTTCCGGGAAACTGGATGCAGTTGAAATCGAGACCGGAAGCATAAAAGGAAACGTTGCAGAATTTGAAGAGACTTATACAAAAAGGCTTGAGGCTGCAGAGGCAGACATTAAAACCATTCGTACTACAGATTTCTCAGCTGTATATGGCGAGATTGATATCCTTAACTCGCTGTACGCAAATCTTAAAGTTGTACTTTCCGGATCAGCTGGTATCGGTGATCTGCAGAACATCCACCTGACTTCTGATAATGCGGTAATCGATACAGCGCTGATCAGAACGGCAGTGATGGAATCAGTATCCATTGCAGATCTGCTTGCCGGTACGATCAGTACCAATAAGTTCAAGATCATGTCAGATGATGGCGGCATCCAGATATCCGGGGCAACCCAGCAATGGAAAGATGATAACGGAGTTGTAAGGATGCAGGCTGGCCGGGATGCACAGGGGAACTTCACATTCGAGCTTTTTGACGAAACAGGAAAAGGAGTTCTGATCGATTCCACTGGTGTGCAGCCAGGAGCGATTGCTGATGGACTTATTGTGAATGAGATGGTTTCTGACACGGCCAACATCGCCGCTTCCAAGCTGGATATAGACAGCCTGTTCACAGCAATCAATGATAGTACTCAGGTCATCAAGAGTAACCGTATCTGGCTGGATGATTCCGGACAGAGCCTGAACCAGGCTTACACCAAGATGACCAAGAACATCACCGAGATTGAATCCACGGCAAGCTCTGCATCAGACAGTGCATCTGCGGCGGCAGACGCAGCCAAGAAAGCACTGGAAACCTTATCCGGAATCTCAACGCTGGACGCAATGTCAGCATCACTAAATAATGATGCTCATGTGGTTCACACCTACACGGATGGTACCGGTGGGGATTACAGTTCCTGTTATACAGTCTTCTCAGTGTTCCTGGGCGATACAGATGTATCTGATCATATCGATGAGATCAAGGCTGTAGCATCAGCTGGGATCACCGGCATATGGAATCCCCAGACAAGAAAGTACCAGATAACTGCCATGTCTACGGATAGCGGATATGTAGATATATCGGCACTGTATGGCTTGGAAGGGAAGGTGCTGTTGGTTGGTGGGAAGGGACTTGTGATCGGTGGCAAGACGATGATTGTAAAGTCCATGGGTTCCTGGATTACAAAGCGTTTCTCAGTGAGCAAGGCGAAAGACGGCAAGATTGGTCTGAGTTATGATCTTCGGGTTAGCACCCAGATTATCCGGAAGCAAAAAGATGACAAAACACTGAAACCGGCAAATGTAACGATCTCAGCTTATAAGAATGACAATGGATCCGTGAGCAGCTATTCCGGAAAATTCCAAATCGAAGAATCAAAGGATTCCGGAAAGACCTATGAGATCAAGTATGGCTCCTCATCCGCTGAACTGTTGACGGTATATGTACCATCGTCTCCGGATGTGAATATCATCCGGTGTTCCTTGTATGATACGTCCGGAGTGCAGCTCCTGGATACTCAGACGGTATCAATCGTTTCGGATGCTGCAGGACTGGCACAGGACATTGCAAATGTAGATAAGAAAGCTCAGGAAGCGAAAGAAGCAATTCAGACCACAGACCAGAAAGTGACTGAGATCAAAAGCAGTATGCAAGGGTTTGAAACAAAATTGACTCAGACTACGACAGATCTGCGGGGAATGACGGACGGAACGCTCTTGTACAACACCAAGTGCCAGGATAATGGAGACGGAACAACGACTGTATCAGCGGCATTGTACAAAGTCGGCAGAGAAGTCACGAAGGAATATCCGGCAGCATGGTTCTCCTGGAGCCGACGGACAGAGCAGGGAGAGGCTTTCCTACAGTACGGATATTCGGTCACAGTCAACAATGATGATTACATGTTCGGAGGCGTGGTCATCGGACAGTTTATCAGATATGTGCAGATGGCTCTTACAGTTGGAGACAAGATTCTCGTGATCGGAAACAAAGCCATGTGCGTAAATGTAGATGCGTAAGGTGTCCGAATCGGACACCAGAAAGGAGAAAAATATGGCATTACCACAGGACGGTCAGAATGCGAACGAACTGACCAAAGTAACAGAGATTCCAAAAGGAAAAGAACTGATTTTTATTGACCCGACCACGAATGAAGGCGGGATTATCACCCTTGAGGACTTGACAACTCAGATCCTCAAAAATTTGACATCCCAGACCTTCGCACTGGATCAGGGAAATATGACACTTTTGGCAGCTTTAAACCAATTAAATAGTAACGCTCAAAAAATCGGATTTAAAGGAAATATTAAGAGCGTAGAATTCAGATCTGGTGTCACTGGATTGAAAAATATTTACATTGATTTTTATCAGGCAGATAATTCCAGATCGACTTTAGCATTCCTTACTGACGGAGAAAACGCAATCGGATTTTATGATGGCAGCACCAATATCTGGAAGTTTACAGTGAAATGATTTTTCACGAACTCCTGTTTAATTGGTTTGTGAACAGTACCTCTTACATGGCAAAATAGCACTGTAGGAGGTGCTTTTTATATGACAAAAATTGACCAGATCCAGAATCAAATACTGGAAAAGATGGCAGAAACACTAAGTAATGAACAACTGCAGAAGTTGGAGAATGTAATGGCAATCGAATTCCACGGAATCGAGGTCCAGGAAGAGTGCACACAGCTTGTAACAAGCGAGCTGCGATGGCAAAAGATCCTGAACACATTCCTGGCCAGTAAGAGAATCGAGAACTGCAGTCTTGGCACATTGGACAGATATAAAGAATGTGTGACCAAATTGATCACATCATTGAATAAACGCCTACAGGACATCACAACCAATGATATTCGGTATTATTTGGCAATGTACCAGGAAACAAGAAAGATATCAATATCGTACATGGATACGATCAGACGGTACCTGAACAGCTTCTTTGCATGGATATCGGATGAAGGATACATCAACATCAATCCTATGCGGCGTCTTAAGAAAATCAAGGTACCACAGAAGATTAAGAAACCTTTTACACCGGCAGAGCGCGAGCATTTGCGTTGCTCTGCACGGTGCCAGAGGGATATCGCAATCATGGAGTTTTTATACAGTACAGCAGCCAGAATAGGTGAAGTGGTACGGCTGGATAGGAGAGATATTGATTGGAACAGAAACGAGATTATCATCTACGGAGAGAAGGGCAAGAAAGAGAGGAAAGTGTATCTCACAGATGAATGCGCATATCATCTGAGAAAATACCTGTTATCCAGGAATGACGCGAATCCGGCATTGTTTGTGAGTTCTAAACAACCACATACAAGATTAGGCAAGCAGGCTATACAGTCTATGCTCCGGAC